GCATGCACGGCCTTCACCTTGGGCGGCAGAGCCCTTGATGTTCTGGGGGCAGTCCTTGCAGAACTTGGCTTGACGCTGATCCTCGGGCACTGCGGCATCGGGCGTCTGGGTGTCGCTCGACCAGCAGGTGGGCTTGGACTTCTGGCCCTTGACGTAGGTGCCAGCATAGAAGGTGCGAGACACGGGGGCGGCGTTGATGATCACCACTTGCATGGCGCGTTCTTCAGACACACGCACGGCCTTGCCACCGACAATCTCGGTGAACACGTTGTTCTCAAGGCTGATGCGCTTGTTGCCACCGGAGCCAGCAATCTTGTTGGTCAGGTCATCTTCCAGACCCTTGAGCAGGGCGAGGGCAGATGCGGATTGGTTTCCAAACAGGGTCATTTCGTTCGACATATCGTTTCTCCTTAGATGTCTTTGTCAGGGTTCAAATCAAGTTCCAGTTGCACTGGGGTGTTGGGTTCTTCAGGCGGCTCGACCTTCTCGGGTTCATCCTTGGGTGCGGAGGTCAGGGCTTCGACCACCTTGGACACGCTGAATCGGTAGGTGTTGCCCACCTTGATGTACGTTTCCTTGGGGATCAAACCCTGTCGCACCCATGCACGAACCGTAGAGATCGAGACCGTGAAGTGCTTGGCCAAATCTTCGATTGGCACGAACGGTTCGGTCATCTCACTACTCCTTCTAAAAAGTTGTTTATGTGCGTTGTTTTCCTTTCTGGTGCACCACTCCAGATTCGTAACCACGTTGTTTGCGCGGTCGCCATCGCGGTGATTACCTTCATGTTGAGACTCCCCCATGAAAGCGCGAAGTACCAAGCGATGCACAAGATACGCCCGTGATCGTTTGTCGCACTGCAAGTTGACCCTGATATACCCATCGGAGTCTTCGTAGTGCCGGACTAAGCGTGGAGACCCCCTACGCAGATTTCCCGCACCGTTTGCGTTCCAACTACGAACGACGCCGTAATTCGATACTTCATACAGCGGGTTAATCCACTCAAGGGGTCGCCATTCTTCGATCATTTCCGTCTCACAGTAATGGTGTACTCGCTATCCACGTTCAGGCCCGGGGGTAGCAACTCGGGGTGGGCTTCCAGAAACTGCTTCATGTTGCCCTGATGCAGACGTTTTTCCAGCAGTTCGGGCACGTTGTTCTCGACAACGAATTTGCCCATGGACTCCCAGTCGCTCGTCCAGTAGCGTGTTGCCACGCCACGATAGAACAGACCTTCGCCTGTACGCACCGACTCAACATTCTGCTCCTTGCAGTAGTCCAGCAGTGCGGCCTTGACCTTGACCATCTGTTCCTTGAGCGCCTTCTCCTCGGCCTCGAAAGCGGCTTTCTTCTCCGAGAGGGTGGCGTTCATCTTGAGGTACACCTTGACCAGTTTTTCGACTGGTACGGTGGGCTTACTTTCTTCTGTCATCTCGTTTCTCCTGTCGTTGTTGGGAAGTTAAGTATAGTGGCGTTTTCTCCTTTATTCAAGTATTTCTTTGTAAAGATCAACAATTTTTGCGTGAACGTCGATTTTCTTATCGAGTAAGTTGTAAACGTGTCTTTCTACACCCGAGCCCGCGAGTTGGACGACTGTCGATGGGTGGCGTTGGCCGCTCCGGTGCACCCGGGCGTTGGCCTGTGCATAGGTCTCAAGGCTGGCCGTTGGCCCCCACCACACCACCGTGTTGGCCGCTGTGAGCGTCACGCCGTGGGCGGCAGATTGTGGCTGGATCACCAGCACCCGGGGGTTGTGGTCGTTCTGGAAGGTGCGGAAGATTTCGGCACGCTTGCCTGCTGGCACGTCACCGCTGATCACCTCGTTGGTGTAGCCGTCCTCGGTCAACTTCTGGGACAGGATGCTGATCACGTGCTTGAACGGCACGAAGATGAGCACCTTCTGACTGGACTCCTCAATCACCTCGGTGAGCACGCTGTACCGCTTGCTGATGTCGAACTCCAAGGTCTCCCCGGTGTCGGAGTACACGGCACCGCAACTGATCTGGAGCAACTTAGACATGTTCACTGCGGCGTTGACGGATGTAATCTCCTCACCCGAGGCTTGAATCACCATGCGCTTCTTGAGCAGGTCGTAATACTTCTGCTGTTGCTTGGTCAATTCGACCGTGCGGTTGACGTAGGTCATCTCGGGCAGGTCAAGGCACTCGTCCTTGGTGAACCGGATGGCAGGTTGCAGAGAGTTGTAGACCGTCTGTGTTGCGTTCTCTTTGGGCAACCAGCGGTAGTTGGACAACTTGACCATCACCTGATCACGGAACGACGTGAAGAACTTGGGCACGCCTTGGGGGTTGACCAACTTGGCCAGCCCGTAGGCATCGAGGGGCGACTGCGCGGCAGGGGTGCCGGTCATCATCCATAGCCACGTGTCGTGCTTGATCAGGGAGTTGAGCACCTTCCAGCGTTTGGTCTGGGAGTTCTTGTAGGCGTTGGCCTCGTCCACCACGATCAGATCGAAGCCACCTCGTGCGATGTCATCGGCCACGATTTCCACACCGTCGTAGTTGATGATGACGAACTCGGCGGGGCCGTTGATCACAGCACGGCGCTTGTCCTTGGCACCGTAGGCGATGTCCACGTTGCGGTGCATGGCGAACTTGAACAAGTCAGCACGCCAAGCCGAATCCATGATTGACAGGGGGCAGATCACCAGCACGCGCCGCACCCGGTTTTGTTTCATCAGGTAGTCAGCGGCCCAGATGACTGAGCCAGTCTTGCCAGTGCCTTGCTCGTTGAGGCAGAAGGCGCGGCGGTTGAGTGTGAGAAAAGCCGCAGTGGTGCGTTGGTGGTCGAAGGGGCGGTGCTGGCCGGGCCAGTCGTATCGGCCCATGATCGGGGAGGGCACATTCTTGATGCGCAGGTTGCGGAGCACTTGGGCCTCGTCCAGTCCCCAGTGCACAACGACTCTGTTCCCCGAGAGTTCTTTGCTCTTGGGGATGACGGTTGTGATCTGCTGTGGGTTGCGTACCTTCAGCAGAAGCGCCTTGTTGTCTATGATTTCCATCGTTTCTCCGCAGACGGCTGAACGGCACGAAGTGGGTCTCCACTCGTGCACGTCGCTGTCGAATTTTCAATATAGCCGGTTGCCCGGCTGGGGTCAAGAGGGTTTCTTACCGTTCCGGGAACGATTTTTGGATGGGCTCATCAGCCGCACACCATCCTTGTTTGACCCGCCTTTGGATAACATCTTTACATGGTCGATGTCTTTACCCTCACGCTTGTCAGCCTTGCCGTTGCCGTTCTTGTCGGCACCCGTCTTGTCCATGGCGCGACGCGCTCGTTGGCGCTCCATGCGGTCAGCATGTTCGCCGCGCTCCTTTTGCTTCTGATACTCGGCTTTGTAGGGTCTGGGTGATTTGGTGTACGGCATGATGGCTCCTAATACCTTTGCAAGTGTTCGCCAAGTTTAGATCGAATCTGGTGCATCAGGGAACCATCTGACATCATCACTGTGACGAACAGGCTGAGCATCATGTTCTTGACCCCGTGGTGGTCGCCAGCGTCAAACTTTCGTTGCAGTTCCTGCACCCCGGCGTTGGTGCCACCGATGGCGTAGGGGTCGAGTGCCCGGTACAGGGCCACCAGAACCCGCTTGTCCACCTCCCGATCCATCATCAGGGCGAGGGTGGCGGTGTCTTGGTCTGGGAGTGTTGGCTCGCTCATCATCCATTCCTTCCGTTGTGTGGGCACGCCAGAACAACACAGTGCTTCTTGCACAGTCCTGACGTGCGGGGATTCCATACGTTCGTCGAGTACGCCATCTTCATCTTGGCGTAGTCGGTCAGCCACTTCTGCCACAGGCCCGGCTCGTCCTCGATGGTGTACTCGGCCTTGGGGAAGGCGTTGGCGATGACGAACAGCAAGCCAGCCTTGACCCGCTTGACCTGCGGGAAGTGCTTGAACACGGCCAGCGCCATCAACTCCAACTGCCCCTTGTCGGCGTACTTCGCACTCTTGCCGGTCTTGTAGTCCAGCACGAACGCTGTGTCGCCTCGTAAGATGATCAGGTCGGCGATGCCGCGCCACCACACCTCGGGGTCTTTGAACCCGCACGGTGCAAGGTTCTCGGTCAGGCCCATCTCGTACTCACACAACTTCTCACCCTCCATGGCCTTGAGTTTGTCGAGTGACGCCTTGGCGTAGTTGAACTCCGGTGGCAACGGGGTGTTGTCCCGGATGTAGAACTCGGCGGCTTCGTGAAAGCGCGTGCCGTAGATCAGGTGCTCGGCGTTCTGGTCTTCCTGAAAGTCCTTGGCGACCTTCAGGTGGTAGAACTTCTTGGGGCACTGGTCGAACGTCTTGATGGACGAGAACGACCACGCTGGGATTTTGACTGTCATTTATTCACCCGCTTCTTCTTCGGCAGGTGCAGGACATCCACACCTCTGCCGCATGTCGAACAATACTTGCTTGCGATTCGCACCGCTTCTTCTGGGCTTGCACCCATCGCCAGCGCACCGATTGCAAAGTCACGGCCCGACCCGAACACGAACCAACCATCGACCTTGACTGTCTCGGTAAAGTCCATCGGATAAGGACTGCGCTCGTACTTGAGCACACGCTTGTCAGGCGTGATTGCCACGAACGCAACCCAATCTTCTTTGTTACGGAAGAATGGTGGGATGTCATCGGGCTTTGCACCGCGCTCAAACCACGCGAACATCTCCTGCGCCAAGTCCCAGTCGCCAGCCACAGCGCAAAGATGTCCACGGATGATGCGGCTCTTGGTCACTGTGCGCGTCAACTCAGACTGCACGGCTTGCTTGTCGGTGGCAAGTGTCTTGCCGTCCCATACGATGACTGTCATAAACTTTTTCCTTCTGGTGCAAGTGCACCCCACACACTCTGGGTCACGGCTTCCTTTGTAGCCGCCATGGACTTGGCAAGGTTCACAGAATACCGCTCGGCCACCTGCGGTGCCTCGTGTTCCTTCCTGCGCTTCTGGGCCAACTGCATGCACGTGAGGATCGCAACCTTCTCATCCTCAGAGTACAACTCACCGGATGCCTCGTGCATCATGTCGTCGATGACTTGTTGCAGTACCTCGGCCTTGTCCTTGGCACGCAGATCGCTCCAATTGCGGCGGCACCACTCAATGAACACTTTAGCCGCTTCGCTTGCGTCGCCCTCAAACTTGAAGTCACCGTCGTTGAAGTCCATTCGGCCCACTTCTTTGCCGCCCGGCCCATGGAAGATGATGTTGTGGTTGATGTCACCATCACTGCGAATGGCGAGTCGGGATTGTGTGTTGATGTCGTACCGCCCACCAGTGTTGTAGACCAGCCCCGAGGTGTCGGTGATGGCGTTGACCGCACCCGGAATAACCGACCCTACTTCCTGCGCCAAAATGCCTGTGCCGATTGCGGCACCGTATGTGTTCTCATTGCTCATTTCAACCACTCCTTTGGGTTACTGATATTGCTCCACCGGACATCGGCGGCTTCGTCCATCACCATGCTTGTGATGCTTGCGCCTTGCAACATGGCTTGATCCATCGCAGTGCGGTAGATCACGTTGCGTTGATTCATCGCCTCGTGCATCACCTGCTGATACAGGGACTCCTGCTGGCGCTTGTGTGCGATGCGTTCTTTTTCCTCGCGTACCTTGACGCTCTCCGAGCGCATCTCCTTCAGCCGCTCGGCGGCGGTCAGGATGGCGACACGTTCTTCCTCGGTGTAGATCGGGGCGTTGGCTTCTTCCATGCACTCGACGATGCACCGCTCAAGCACTCGCTCCTCGGCTTGCTTGATGATGGACGTGATGTGCAGGGCGTCGTCGTAGCGGCGTTGATCCCGCTCTTGGATAAGTTGTTTGCGCAGACTGTCAATCTCACGTTGCAGGTGCGCGTGTGGGTTGTGTGCCATTACTTCTGCTCCCGCAGTGCCGCCGCTTTCAGCGCGGCGTCGAGGTATTTACGGTCACGGTTGTAACTGTAGACATCACCCTCACCACCCCATGCCTTTGCGATGGTGCGGCCATAGTTGGCCCACTCAGAGGAACCCGTGACCGCCTTGATGACCATGCGCACCATGGCGTACACCAACACCATCCCGCCAAGACTCAGCAGGAACGACGCGCCGTAGTTTGCAATGAACCACCAGATCGCCACGGTCTTGGCGTCGTCAGTCACACTGGCCACGGTCTCCAAAACAAGTTTCAGTTCTTCGATTTTCATATCAGCAGTCTCCATAAGATTTACCTGCGCCGCTCTCGCAGTTGACAGGCAAGCCCTTGGCCCACTCGGGAACCCAGCGCATGCACTCCTCGACAAACTTCTGCGCTTCCTCCACCTCGGAGTCACGCACGCACACAGCGATGGCGTCGTGCACAGTCAGCACCACCTTGTACCGCTTGCCGATCTTGAGCATCTGCTCGGCGATGATGCAACGTGCAATCGCTTGGCACACGTTCTCGATGACCTTCCCACCGTAGATGCGGGTGCGGCCCTTGCGGGTCTGGTAGTGGAACTCGACACCCTTCTCGCCCTGATCGAACTTCAGGTCGTCGTAGCGCATCAGCAAGCCCGAGGGCAACTTGATGGCACGTTCCTCGGGCACCAACTCAAGCACACCAGCGCGGCCCAGCGGAGCGTTGTCGCCACGTGACAAGTTGACCAGCGCGTTCTGAGCCTGACGCCACAGGCGGGTGATGGCATCGTTGGTGCGGCGATAGATGTCGATGATGCGCCGGGCTTCTTCCAAGTCCACGGTTACGCCCATGGTCTTGAGTTGGGCTTGGAACTTCACTGCACCCATGCCGTAGCCTGCGCCAAGGATTGTGGTCTTGCCCACGAAGCGTTGCTCCTTGGTGACATCTTCTTCCCTGACAGCGTAGATTGCCGCCGCCATCTTCTTGTACACGTCCTCCTGCTTGGCGAACGCCTCGACCAAATCTTCCTGCTCGGCCAGCCATGCCAACACACGCGCTTCAATCTGCGCCGAGTCAGCGTCGATCATGGTGTACCCGGCAGGTGCAACGATGGCCTTCTTCAACTTGTTGGCGTTGGCCCCACGGCTTGGCAGGTTCTGCATGTTGATCTTGTCATCACCACCGAACCGACCAGTGTGCGCGGCGTAGTAGCGGATCGGCACAGGCAGTGCACCACGCGATGCGATCTCAATGAACCGTTGGGTGCGGGTCTCCTCCAGCGTTGACTTGTTGCCCAGCCGTGCGGCCACGAGGGCTTGCACCCTCTCGTCCGGGTACTCGGCCAGAGCCTTGAACGCCTCGTCGTTCTTGGCGAACGCATACGCTTGCTCACCCGTGGTCGGGCTCATCTTCATGGGCGGCTCGACGCCCAGCCCTCGCAACAGGTCAGCGAACTTGTTGTTGCTCATAAGGTCAGAGCGGTCAGCCGCGCACTCCAGCAGTAACTTCTCTTTGCGTGCCACAGTCTCGCGCAAGTGCTCCTCCAGCATCTGTGCATCGAGTTCCAGAATCGGCTCAATGAACATGCGCAGGGTCAGGTCGATGATCTTGAGTTCCTGCTTGGGGAACTTGCGGCCCATCTTGTTGAACAACTTGTACGTGAGGTTCACGTCGTTGATGCAGTAGTCCCCGTAGCGGGACAGGTCAGCCTCGCTGAAGTTCAGTCGGCGCTTGCCGATGGCGTTGAGGACTTCGGTGCCTTTCTGCCCGAGGCCATATCGCTCAGCCAGAGCCTTGAGGCTACCGCCCACCTCCACACCATGGAGAGCGCGGCCCATGCACAGAGTGTCAAGCCACAGGCGAGGATGAATACCAAACTGCCAAGCGAGAATAGCACCATCAAACATCGTGTTGTGAGCCAGAACAGCGGAGTCCGTCCACTTGAATGAAGTGCGTAACCATTCCTTGAGTTCTTCATGTGTGCTACTCGCCCATTGTGTTTCGCCATCGTTGACCTTCACGGCCACGCCAATCGCCTCGAACTGAGGGCTACGTACGTACTCCTCTGTTGTGATCTTCGACAGCGAGTAGTCGCGGTCGTAGTAGGTCTCAAAGTCAATCGTGATCAAGTCCATTACGGGTTCCTTCCTGCAAGTGTTTCATTCATCATGGCGTCGTAGTCGAACTGCTTGTCGAGGCAGTCACGCGCATGCACCATCTCGTCCGCCGCGCCCCAGCGATCATCGTTGTAGATGAACACCTTCTTTGGCATCTGGCACAAGCCGTCGAGGAAGTCCTGCCCCACCGGAGTGATGCGCCAGTACCCCGAGTACTTGGTCTTGGGCTTGCCTTTTTCTTTCGGCTCGGCCACTTCCTTGCGTTGTTGCACCAGCCCCCAGTGCTTGAGGGACGATATGCTGTACGAACGCATCACGAATCTCGGTGCAGTCGTAGGCACATGCACCCACTCTTGCCCCTTGAGGTGTTCGTTGCGCAACCAGATCAGGGAGCGCACACACGTGCCGGTCATTGTGATGGCAGAGACTTTCCCCCACCTGTCACACACCGGGCAGTGCGAACCTGTGCCCTTGATCATTGAGTTCCACACATCGCGCAATCGCGCTATCACGTCATCCATCTCGTTCTCCTTTGTTGTTTACAGCCAAGTCTCGCCGCCTGTTTCTTCTGCCAACTTCTTCTTGTAGTGGAAATACTTGCCAGCGTCGGGGCTGTCTTTCTTACCTTGGCGCATGCTGTACTTGATCATGTTCCCCTTGAGGTAGCCACGCCACTCCTCGGGTGTCAGCAGTGCCTTCATCACGTCCCACGGTTGTGGGCTCATGTCTTTGTAGTGGGTGCCACCCACCTGCATGTCATCGGCTTTCTGTACTTCGGTCATCTCAACTCCATCTGTATCAATGCGGGGGTCATAACATGCGCACCCCCGTTCTGCGCATCCTCGATCAGCAATCACATCAGTGCCTCCTCAAACTCGTCAGTCGTTGCACTCGCGGACTCTTTCGCGTGCTTGCGGCCCCACTTCTTTAACTCCTTGGGTTCCACCGTTCCAAAGGGCCACACGGGATACGGTAAGGATGCGTTCCAGTGCTTCTTTGAATCGGTCTCGCTCGGCAACGGCGGTATCGAGTTCTCGTTCAAGTCGTTCATTTCTTGCTCTCATCATCTTGTTTTCGGTTTCCAGTTCAGCGACCATCAGGTCGAGTTCGCGTTCTTGTTCGTTCATCACTTCTCCTCGTTGGGCCACTGTGTCCAGACCAATGGCTTGCCTACCAAATGTTCTTTGTCCATGACCATCTCAACAAAGTCGAGTGGGTTCACCAATACAGGTGTTGGGTTTGCGCTCTCGGGTAACGGGTGCCCTGACAAGCGGTATGCTTCTATGCGCCACAGTTGTGCGCGGCGTTTGTTGTACTCACAACTTGGGCAATCAGCCATGTGCTACTCCTTGTGCAAGGCGTTTGTACCTTGCGATGTTGTTCTTCAGCGCACGCCAGTCGAGCGCGTTCTTGGTAACGATCTGCGGCTCAGCGAACTCAGCGAACCACACCTTGAAGTGCGACCCACTGCGAGGCTCCACGTCTATAACGTGGAAGCCAGCACGCTCATACTCCTTGACTTGTTCTCGTAGAACTCGTGGTATGTTCACGATTGCTCCTTGAGTTGTTTGGCCAGACTCTCACACTCAGCAACGCAGAACTCCAACGTCTTGAGCGTCGCACCTTCCCACGTGATGCGGTCGAGCAGGTCGCTGGTGAACACCGCCCGGTACTCATCGCTCATGATGGACTCGTCCCTGATGTCCTCAAGGTGTGCGCAGTCAAACCCGAACGTGCCTTTGTCGGAATACGTCAGGCCACCGTGCACGTCAGCACGCACGTCGTCGTATCCCTTACCCCAGTGTGGGTGAGTCTCAGGCACCGTCACGTACCCACAGCGGTGCCCCATCGGATGCGCGATTACCTTGGCCTTGTAGCCAGCCTCGGTCATCCACTCTTTCTCGATCTTGATCTCGTAAGTCATTTCTGCTTCTCCACTATGGGCCGCATCTTCTTGGCCCGGTACTCGGCATCCACCACCTTGATGGCATGCTCCATGTCTCTGATGGTGATGACATCCATCTGGGCGTCATGCAAATCCATCAGCGTGTTCAGCGCAGTCATCTCCTCCGCACGGAGGATGAACCGGCCTGTCTCAACACCGCGCCGACCAACGGCGTACAGTGCATCAGACCCCAGCCTGACCACATCGTCGTACTCGGTGCCGAATCCCATACGGAACAGCGCCTCGCAGATGTTGGCCATGGCGATCAATGTGTCGATGTCAGCACGCACAGCCTGACCCGT